AAACGAATGCTGGAAGATAGGCTCGCACTGCAATCGATGCTCGGGCAACTGTCGCTGATGGCCAAGACGAACGACCCGGGCAAGGTCGCCAAGCGGGCGATGACATCCAGCTTGGAGCTAGTGAACGCGTGGACCGCGCGGGACGTGGCCCGAAGAGCGCCGCGGCGGGCGTCTCGGCTCCCGCTCGGCAAGGTGCCCGCCGCGCCGACCGCGGCCGACGCCGGCCCGGGGTCCGTGGTGGCGGCCGCGGCCGAGGGCTGCTCGGCGCCCGCAGACGCTCGCCCGCCCGGGCCGGCCTCGCCGGGCGGGATTGTCGCGCCGGCCACGTCGGCCTTGACAGAGCCGACGGCGGAGCTCCCGCACCCGCACCCGTTGCGCTGGCTATGGGACGGATGGATCCCAGCCGGCGGCGTGACCGTGGTGGTTTCCCAAAAGTTCGAGGACGCGGCAACGGTCTGCATGGACCTCGTTACGCTGATCGCCCGCGGCGGGCTCCTGCCGAAAACGGATCCCGGGCAACCGGTGGCCGTCGCGCCGCGCCGCACTGTCCTGATCTTGACGAAGACTCAGGCCGCGTTCGACGCGCACGTGATGCCGCGTCTGGCAAGCGCCGCCTGCCCGATGCACCGCGTGCATGGCCTGACGGGGCAGACGTTTGGTCCGGAAGAGGATCCCGCACGCGCCCTGGAAGAACTCCGGTCAATCGTGGCGAGCATGCAGGTGGACATGGTCGTGGTGCCCGAGAGCGTGTACATCGACATGGTCGTGGCGCGGGGCGAGGAAGGCGCCGTCAAACTCCTGTGGGATCTGTGCGAGGGCGAGACGGCACCGGCAGTGTTGCTCTATGGCCAGGTGTTCCGGGGCGTGGACCACTTCGGCAAGGCGGCGATGGGCCGGCTCCTGGAGAAGTGGGTGGGGTCCTACTATTGCGCGACGGACCGCACGAATGGACTTGGCCGACTGCTGATTCCCATGGCGACGCTGGCGAACGAAATGCCGCCGACGCTGGCCGTTACGATTCCGACGCCGCGGCTGCAGTACCGCGTGGTCCGCAAGGACGTGACGCTGAACGACGTGTCGCCGGACGGGAGCTGCGACGGGGCGGCGTGATGGAAAAGAAACCAGGTACACGCGGACCCAAGCCGCGGCCGGTTTTGCCCGGCCTCAAGATGCCTTCGGCAGACGCGCCTCCGAGCTGCCCGAAGTGGTTGCGGCCAGAGGCCAAGCGCGAGTTCAAGCGACTGGCTCCGATGCTGCACGACAGCGGTGTACTAACGCAGGGCGACGTTTCTACGTTCGTGGCGTACTGCCAGGCGTGGGGCGAATTCCTCAAAGTGTCCGATACCATCGAGGCGATGCACCCGCTCGAGCTGCTGACGGTGACAGATGCCGGTCGCGAGTTACCGTCTCCGCTGATTAGGATCCGGGACAACGCCTTCCGGCGGCTCGTACGCGCGGCATCACTTCTCGGCTTGACCCCCGTTGACCGAAAGCGTGTGCAGGCCGAGGCGGCGGAAGAGGCTGATGCCGGGACCGAATTCCTACGACGACCGGCAATGGTCAGATGATTGGCTGGTTGCGGGGCACGGGCTGACGGCGGATCAAGTGGCCCGCTGGCGGCTCGTGCTCTGCGGCGGCGCGGATCCAGACGGCACGTCATGGCCGGGTATCCCAAACTACGACCCGATCGCCACGCGCGAGGATACCCGCTTTTCACCGGAGGCCGCGGACGTGGTGTTCCGGTTTTTCCCGTCCGTCCTGCGGCACATCGAGGGCGACTATGCAGGGCGCCCGTTCGAACTCGAGCGGTGGCAGCAAGCAGTTATCGGCAATCTGTTCGGGTGGCTCCGGCCTAACGGTCGCCGGCGGTACCGCGAGACGTTCGTCTACGTCCCGCGGAAAAACGGCAAGACCACGCTGGCCGCTGGCATCGCGCTGTACATGCTCGTGGTCGAGCCGGAGAAAGCGCCGCGAATCTTCTCGATTGCCTCGACGAAAGAGCAGGCTGCTATCGTATTCGAGATCGCCAAGGCGATGGTCGACGACGCGCCAAAGTCGATTAGCTCTCGCCTGGTTGGCTATCAGAAGTCCATACGATATCGAGAAACGCGGGGGCCGCGCGGGAACCGTGGCTTCTGGCAAGTGCTTGCGAGTGACGCAACTGGACAGCACGGGCACAACGCGAGCACCCTCATCTCGGACGAATTGCACACGCACAAAACGCGGGACATGGTGGACGCCATGACGTCCTCCATGGGTGCCCGGACGAACTCGCTGCAGGTGCACCTGAGCACGGCTGACCATGAACGCGAGTCCGTGTGCAATGAGAAGCACGACTACGCGCATATGCTGTTGAACGGGACAGCGGCGGACGTCGCTTTCCTTCCGGTGATTTGGGAAGCGGCGAAGGCCGACGACTGGGCAGCCGAAGAGACCTGGCGCACGGCGAACCCGAACTTTGGCGCGGCGCTCGATCCCGAGTTCGTGGCGCGTGAGGCGCTCAAGGCCGCGGCGATCCCCGGGGAGCTTAACAAGTTCCTGCGTCTGCAACTGAACATCCGGACGCAGCAAGCGGAGGCCTGGTTGTCGGTGCCGCAATGGGATGTCTGCGAGGGCGAGATAAAGGAATCGGACTTGAAGCGCGTCCCGTGCTTCGGCGGCCTGGACCTATCGGCGAATATGGATGTGACGGCATTCACGCTGCTCTGGCCGTTGGCCGGCCGGTACGCGGTCCGTGTGTGGTACTGGATGCCGGAGGAGAGCATTGCGGAGATGCGTGGCGAGTGGGCTACGCTGTGGGGTGTGTGGAAACGACAGGGCCGGGTGAACGTGACGCCAGGCGGGGTCGTCGATTACGAGAGCATCCGACGGGATCTTACGGGGATGCTGCCGGACGAGACGTCGGTCGACGCCTGCCTGTGGAACCAGTACAGCATCCGCGAGGTGGCGGTCGACTTCACGTTCCAGGGGATTCAGCTCTCCGGGCAACTGAGCAACGACGGTCTGACGATGGTCCCGCACCGGATGAACGCTGCCAACATGACCGGGCCGTGCCATCGGCTCGAGGTGCTGCTGGCCGGCGGAAAGATGCTGCACGAGGACGACCCGATACTACGCTGGATGGTTGGCAACGTGTCCGTCTACCGAGATGCGGGCGGGCGGATGTTCCCGCGCAAGCGGGCGAAGGGCGGCCGTGGTGCCATCGACGGCGTGATTACGACGCTGCTCGCCCTGTCCCGTGCGGACGTTTATGTTGACGTGGGGCCTGTGGACCGTATAACATCGCTCTAGGCAACTGGAGGGCCGGCCATGGTCTCGATACGTTCCTGGATCAATACGTGGCTGAGCCGAGCCTCCGTCGAAGACCCGAACACACCGATCACCTGGGCGAACCTCCAGGCCTCCGGGACATCCGCAATCTCAGGCGTGACCGTCACGCGCGAAACGGCGCTGACGCTGGCCGCTGTTTTCCGCGGCGTCTCCAAGATTAGCGACGACGTCGGCCGGCTCGAGATGGTGCTGCACCGCAAGACGCCGACCGGTCCGGTGCGGGCCACGGAGCACCCGGCCTACCGCTTGGTCAACAGCCGGCCTACCAAGTACGTTTCGGCCATGGTGTTTCGGCAGACGATGCACGCGGCCCGACTGCTGACGGGCAACGGTTATGCGTTCATCGATCGCGATGAGAGCGGCGCACCGTCACAGCTAACGGTGCTGGATCCGCAGAGCGTGCGGCCCGTGCGCGCGGACGGCGAACCCTGGTACGTCATTACGACGACCGACGGCATATGGCGGATCCAGGCCAGCGAGATACTGCACATTCGCGGGCTCGGCGCCGATACGTTGTCCGGCTACAGCCTAGTCCAGTACGCCACAAACGCTTTCGGCATCACGCTGGCCGCCGAGGACCACTGCGGGAGGTTCTACGGCAACGGCTCCATGCCGGGGATCTGCCTCGAGACAGAGCACAAACTCAACAAACCAGATCGAGACGATATGAAACTCGACTGGGAGAACATGCACCGGGGCGTTGATAAACGGTTCAGGGTGGCCATCATGCCCAAGGGCACGTCCGTCAAGACGGTGGGGATATCACCGCAGGATGCCCAACTGTTGCAGGCGAGAGAGCACCAGATCCGGGACGTGGCTACGTGGTTCGGGCTGCCGCCCCATTTGCTTGGCGACACGACGCGCACGGCCCGCGCGTCGCTCGAGGTGGAAGCCCGGACGTACCTCGATGCGCTCGACGTGCACCTGCGAGCGTGGGAGGAAGAGTACGAGAAGCTGTTGACCGACGAGCAACGGGCGTCCGATGAGTACGTGTTCCGCTTCGATCGGCGTCAGCTTGTGCTGGTGGATGCTGTTGCGCGCGGGACGTTCCTGCGCCTGGCCCTAGGCGGTGCCGCGTTTATGACGGTCGACGAGGCCCGCGCGGGCGAGGGCATGCCACCCTTGCCCGATGGGGCTGGGGCACACTTGCCAACGCCAAACGCCCCGCTGGCGCCGGCGGACGATGCGCTTGCGCTACCGGGCGCGGCAGCCGATAAGGACGCCGCGGGCCGCGCGGCCTTGATCGCTCCGGCGCCACGTCGGGAACCTGTCGCTGAGTGGCGCCGTGCTATGGGGGCGGTGCTGGCCGACGCAACGCTGCGAGCTGTTAGGCGCTACGTGTGGGACGGCTGCCGGGCGATCGACGCGGGGACGTCCATCGTCGACTGGTCGGAGGGCAAGGCGTTTGTGCGAAACGGGCTGCGAGCGGCTGAGATGCTGGCGCCGTCAATCGCAGCCATGCTTGTGCTTGCGCGCCGCGAGGATGCGGACGTAGAGCCGGTGGTCGAGCATGCGACGACCCTCGTACGCACGGGTGCGCTCGCGGCCCTGCCGCGGATTGCCGCCATGCCGAACAACGAAACGCGAAACCAGGCGATAGCATTGCTGGTCGCCGAGGTGGTGACGGCCATAAGTACCGCCATAGAAGGAGGTTATGATGGGCAAGGCTAACCTGGAGTTACGGCCGGGCGTGCGTGTGACACGTGATGCACCGCTGGCGCCCGAGCGGCAGCCCGAGGTTTCGGATTCCGAAGACCAGCGCGTGCTGTCGGGGTACGCCGCGGTATTCTACGACGGCACCCCGGGGACTGAATACGATCTCGGCTGGGGGATCGTCGAGCGGTTCGCCCCCGGATCCTTCGGCGAGAGCATAGCCAAGGACGATGTCCTGGGCTTGTTCCAGCACGACATGTCGAAACTGCTGGGCCGGACGGCGGCCGATACGCTCCGGCTCCGGGAGGACGACGTAGGGCTGCGATACGAGATCGACCTACCCCGCTCGCCGCTCGGCGACGATATCCGCGAACAGGTTTCACGCCGGGACATCCAGGGCTCCAGCCTGACGTTCTTCCCGCGGTCCTACGACGTGGATGAGCCGGTTGTCGACAGCGAGGACGTGCCGACGATCCTAACGCACACCGCGGTCACAGTGGACGACGTGGGGCCGGTCGTGCGCCCGGCCTACACCGGGACTACCGCGGCCATGGAATCGGGCCGGGCGGCTGGCGGGGCGGATCCGGTCCACGAGCTTGTCCGGAAATGGGTCGCGGGCCGCGACGCAGAGCGCGCCGCAATAGCGAACCGCGTCCGGGCTATGTCGGTAATCGCCGATGCTGGCATCTGACGGGGTTGCGGTCCCATGATGCCGGCGTAGAATGCGGCGAGATCGATGTCCGGTCTGGCGACTATCGCCGGCCCGGATGTCAGACAGACAGACACAAGTCCGACTATCGGGCAACGTACCTGTCCCGTTGGTGTACTGACCGCCAGCGCGTGCGTTGCCTACATCCACAAGACGCTAGCGCCGGCATACCTAAACATAGGAGTCTAGCATGCCTATCACGCTAGCAGAGAAGATCGAGAAGCGGGCCAAGGTGGCGGCCGAGGTCAAGACGCTGAGCCAGATCCTCGAGGGTGACGGCGAGACCGCAGCCCGGGACTGGACGCCCGAAGAGTCGAGTGCCTTTGACCTGGGCGCCAACCGTTACAAGGTGTTGACCGTGGAGATTGACGCGGACCGCGCGAGCGAATCGGAACGGGCGACGGCGCTCGAACGCGCGACCGAAATCGATCGCCACCAGGCGGCGGTGGTCAAGCACCCGTTGACGATGCAGACGGATCCGGAACCGGACGACGTTGAACGGATCACCGCGAGCCAGCGCGACCAGAGCGCCGCGATCGCCGGCTGGTCTCGGTGCGCGCCCACGCGCCTCGATTCCGCGACGAAACCCGAGCGCGCGGCCGCCGACCGTGTTGGCATGGATCTGGCTCAGGATGTGATCGCCGTGGACGTGCTCAGCAACGCGGCTATCCGCTTGGCACAGCACGCCTACCGGACGATGCATCCGACCGTGGCATACAGCCGCGCGCTGTCCACGCTGGCCGGTGGTTCAGGTGGGGTCATGGTTCCGCCCGGCTTTATCGACATGATCGAGGTGAACAAGCTGTTCATCGGATCCGTGCAGCGCGTGGCGTCGCCACTGCGCACGGCGACCGGCGAGGACATCACCTGGCCGACGATGGACGGCACGAGCCAGGTCGCAACGATCATCGGCGAGAACAAGGAAACCTCGACGACCGGCAACGACCCGAGCTACAGCTCGGTCACGTTCCGCGCGCACGAGTTCACGACGGGTATCGTGCTGGTTCCGAATCGGCTGATCCAAGACAGCCACTTTGATATGAACGCGCTGCTCGCGGAGCACCTGGCTACCAGCCTGGCCCGCGGTCAGAACGCGTACTTCACCACGGGCACGGGGTCCGGGCAGCCGCGCGGGATCGTGACCGACGCCGGTGCAGGCGTGACGGCGTCCAGCGCTTCGGAGATCCAGCCGGACGAACTGGTGTCCCTGATCCATTCGGTCGACGTCGCTTACCGCGAGGCACCGAGCGTCGGCTGGATGCTGCACGACACGACGCTCGAGCACATCCGCAAGTTCAAGACTGGCGACGGGCAGTATATGTTCCAGCCGGGCCTGCAGTTGGGCATTCCGGCCACATTGCTCGGCTACCCGATGAGCATCAACAACAACATGCCGGAGATCGGGTCTGCCACTGACGCGCTGATCTTCGGACAGCTCAACAAATACCACGTTAGGACGGTCGCCGGCCTGACGCTGCACAGGTTGTTTGAGCGGTTCGCCACGGCCAATCAGGTGGGCTATATGGCGGTTGAGCGGGCGGACGGCGCGACGCTGGACGCGGGTACCAAGCCCATCAAGAAGCTGACGATGGCCGCTTAGTTCGGAGTTCCTGCTGACGGCGTTGTTCGGAGTTCCTGCTGACGGCGTTGTCAGTGTGTCCCTTTTTTGGGAGTGTTGGACATGAGGTATTTCACAGAAAGTAACCGGATTACCAAGGTCAAGGCTGCGAGCGCCGCGGCGCAGACCGAGGTCAATTCGGATTCGATCAATATGTCGGCGGACGGTGGTACGGAAGAGGTTACTTTCGTTACCACGTTTCCGGCCATCACGGCCGGCGCGACCACTACGATGAAGGTCGAGGCGTCGGCCGACAATAGTAGCTGGGCAGAGGTCGACGGCGTGACGCACAGCGTGGCTGCCGACGACGATGGCCAGACGTTTGTGAGCGACGTGTACGTGCCGAAGGTGACGGACAACTATCTCCGTTGCACCATCACACGTACGGACGAGGATGTGAGTATCGGCGAAATCTACGCCATCCGGTCCAAACTCCGGGACGGCGTCATTGAGCAGGACGTGGCGAACTCCGTCACGTCGTTGGCCGCGATCTCGCCGGCGGATGCGTAGACCGGCATCACCGTGCAGTGGGCCGGGCAGCGCGGGTGAAAGGCTGTCCGGCCCACGTACGCAGTGGAGAAACGTACTATGACAGCAACCCCGAAAGTGTTTGGGCCGGCCGGGATCAACGGCGGTGACGTACTCCGTCTGAAGGACGGCGCCGACCTGCAGATCGGCTCTGCCCCCGATGGATCCCTCAGCTACGTCGCCGCTCGCCGCGCTGCCGTCCTGAAGATGAGCGGCGACTATTTTGAGCAAGAGGGCCTCGGCGATCGGATCAATCTGAAATGGATCGCGAACACACACGGCAAGCCAGGCCTGCAGGCGGACCATGATGCCGACCTTGGCACGGCCCTGCTGACGGATCCGGATTTCGAGATCCTGGGCACGAACGCGATTTCGGCCAGCGTGACGCAGGACGCAGAAGGCGGAATCCTGCTGACTACGGCGGGCGCCGACGACGACCAAGTGATCCTGCTGCCGAACCTCGCGGCGTCCTACATCAGCCCGTGGAACCTCTACACGTGGGGCACGGATCGCCAGACGCGGTGGGAGGCCATCCTCGAGACTCAGGCGGCCATCACGAACATGACCATTTGGGCGGGGCTCAAGTTGACGAATGTGCCGGTGACCGCGACCGACGCCAACCAGTGTTTTTTCCGTTACCAGAACGGGGTCAACAGTGGCGGGTGGCAGGCGATCAGCTCGATTGCCGATTCGGACGACGCGGCGGATTCCGGTGTGACGGTGGCCGCGTCTACGTTGTATCACTTGGTGATCGACATCCAGAGCGACCGGACGGCCCAGATGTATATCAACGGGGTGCTTGTCGAGACGAGCGCCGCGCTCACAGATGCCATTGACCTGATTCCGTATGTCGGTGTCATGGCCGACGGCGAGGCGGCTGCCAAGATCGTGGGCGTGCATGGTCTGGCGATCTCGAGACAGCGCGGTGCTGCGTGACGCTGCGAGACACATCACCGGTCTACTTGGCGCCGGACGGGCAGCAGTTGCACGTCGGCAATGGCGGGACCGCATCCGTCGATGCAGGCGGCGCGGTCGAGATCAAGAGCGGGGCCGTGGCCACCGTGGAGGCCGGCGGTACGGTGACGGTCGAGAATGGTGGGGCCGTCGACTTCCAGGCGGGGACGGTATTCACACCGCACGCCGTGGCGCTGACGGAGGACACGGCGTTGACCGCGGCGCAAAGCGGCACGCTGTTCTACGTGGATGCGGCGGATATCGTGGCGACCTTGCCGGCTACGGTGGCTGGGCTCGTCTACCATTTCGCCATCCGCGTGGTCAGCGCGGTGACCGGGTTCAGCGTCTCTCCTGCGCCCGCGGACAACATCAACGCGGGTGCCGACGACAAGGACATTATAAACACGCAGGGCACCGACCTCGTGACCGACTGCCTGACGGTAGTCGGTGACGGCGTGACCGGATGGACGGTCACGAGTAAAGGCGGTATCTGGGCGATGGAGGACTGACAGATGGGACGTGCCAGGAGCCACACGCTCACTGCGGTGACTAACGGTAGCGGGGCCGTCACCGCTAAATCGCCCCGGCTCACGGGGACCGTGCATTCAATCCAGTATGCCAAGACCGACTACGCGGACACAGTGGACTTTGCGATTACAGCGGCGGATCGCGGGGAAACGATCTGGACCGAGGAAAACGTGACCGCGTCGAAAACGGTGCACCCGCGGGCGACGGTCAACGACACGGCCGGCACGGTGATTGGTGACGTATACTCGGACGTGGTGCTGACCGACGAACAGGTGCAGATCGCGGTGACGAACGGCGGCGACGCGAAGACCGGGGTCTTTACAGTGGTGGTGATCGAATATGGGTAGCGCTACCGGGCTGGTCGTGGTGACGCCACCGGCTGTCGAGCCGGTGACGCTCGACGAGGCTAAGGACTACGCAGGCATCCGTGGGTCGTCGTTCGATACGCGGATTGCGATGTTCATCACGGCTGCGCGCGTGCGGCTGGAACAGGACAACGGCCGGTCGTACATCCACACCACGCGCCGTTACACGCTCGATTGGTGGCCGGTTGAGCAGGCCGTGATCAAGCCACCGTATGCGCCGCTGGCGTCTGTAACCTCGATCACGTACGTGGATGCCGCTGGTGACACGCAGACGTGGGCGGCCGATCAGTATCAGGTGGACCTCACGACGGAGCCCGGTCGCATCGCACGTGCCTATGGGGTTTCGTGGCCTGTGATCCGCGGGGATCTCGGCGGGATCCAGATTGTCTATGTGTCGGGGCACGGTGCCGCGGCGTCCGACGTGCCCCAAGAGTACCGGCTGGCGATCCTCGATATCGTCCGTCAGATGTGGGACATGCCGGGTGCGTATCCCGAGGGCGTGCCGGCGGGCATGCCGCAGACGGAGGCCGGGAAAATCTGATGCGTCCGCGGAACTTGCAGGAATTTTCGCGCTTGCCGCTCGACCACGTGCTGGACCTGTACGAGCACGGGCGGCCCACGGGAACCCCACAGAACGAGTACGGCGAGGTCGACGTCTCAGACAGCCTGGTTTCCGACGGGCATCTGGCACACGTCGAGCACCTGACGGCGTCAGAGCAGGACCTCGAGGAGCGGATGGCGGCGTCCGAACGCGTCGCGATCTATGTCCGCTACGATCCGGATATCCGGGTCGACCGGTGGTTCGTGTGCCGGGATACGGGTCACCGATGGGATATCAAGACGGTCGTCGACTGGGATTACAAGGGCGAGTGGATGGCGACTACAGCCATGCGAGCGATCGCCGTCCCGGAGGTACCCTGATGGAAACACAGCTAATCATCAAGGGCGCGGACCGCGTGCGGCGGCGCCTCGAGCGGCTGCCCGGTTCCAAACAGCGGCAGATCGTGCGACGCGCGATCAACCTGGCATCGCTGCCGCTCGCCCGCGAGATGCGGAAGCAGATCCGCCAGGTTAGCAAGAAGCAGGAGGGTGACCTGCGGACAAGCGTGCGCCGCGTCAGCCGGACTGTCTCCGGCGGGTTCATCAAGGCGATCGGCCCGCTTCACAACAAGGCGCCGCACCAGCATCTGGTCGACGAAGGCACGGAGCCTCGGTTCCGCGCGCGGCTCGGTGCCAGTGAGAAGGAGAGGAAGGTCCGGCGCGCCGAGGGCGAAGACTTCCGTCTTGCTGTTCGCCGGGCCGTTCGCGCGGGCGAGCGTCCGCCGGATGCCGGTGCCGAGGGCACTGGCCTGCGGTCCACGGGTATCATGCCGGTGCTGCCGTTCGGGAATCCGGCGTTCGAAGCGAAGGCAGATGCGACTATGGACATCGCAATGTCCGAGATCCTCGACGGACTACTGGACGCGTTTTGATATGGGCGAGTCGGCAATAGTCAAGCTACTGACCGAGAACCCGTGGATAGGTCCGCGCATCCTTGACCCGCAAGGTGCTCACCGGATCAGACCGGCGAGCTTGCTGCAGCATTGGAAACTGCCGGCGATCACATATCGCGCCGGCCCGGATCTGCGGAACGCGGCGCTCAATACGATCATCGCGCTTGTACAGCGGCCCGTCGAAGTGACGAGCTATCACAGCGAGTACGCACTGGTGCGCCAATTCGCGGACCAAGTGCGCATGGGGCTTGATCACAAGATGGGACAGATCGGTGAGGTTTGGGTGCACTGCATTCGAATCTTGCCCCACGGCGGTGACGAACCGGAAGAAGAGCGATACATCGGGCCGACAGGGGAATCGCAATTCCGGGCGTGGGCCTTGACGCAAACATACGAGGTTGCTTTTGACGAGCAGATAGCGACTGCGTAGAAAGGATACTTTTATGGCTGGGATCGGATCAAAGGCAACCTTGTCGATTGCCGGGAGCGCGTGGGACAGCCCGGTTGTCGTGATGAACATCGGCGACATTACGCGAGAGGCGGTGGACGTGACGCACCTGGATTCGCCGGTCGACGCGTCTGGAGTGATCTGGAAGGAGTTTGTCCCCGGCCCGATGGACGGCGGCGAACTGACGTTGACCTCGATCCTGGACACGTCGGACCCGCCGCCGATCGCGGAAGTTCCCCAGCCGGCTACGATCCTATTCCCGGACTCGACGACCTACGTGTGCACCATCTTCAACGTCGGGAATACGACCAACTTCGAGCAGGGTCGGATGGACACCGAAATGACGTTCAAGGCTACGCTTGACTGGGAAATCGACCCATAGACGAAAGGTAACGAGATGGCAACAACTGGTTTCGGTTTCAACGTCACGGGTGCCGACAGCGCATTTGTGTTTGACGCGGAGAGCGGGACACGCGACGGCCCCAACCGGGAATACGACGAGGTTACGAAGCTCAACGGTACGGCGATCACCGGCACGCAGCACGCAAAGGAGTTCCTGCCGCACGTGATCGATCCCGGGACGATCACGGCCGAGGGGTACGCCGATCCGGATGCGGCGGTTCAGCCGCCGATTTCCTTGCCTGTTGAGGTCCTGACGTTGACGTACCCGCTAAAGACTGGCGAGTCGACGGCGGCGAAGGAAGTGGGCGACGGATTCCTGTCCGGTCTTCAGTGGATCATTAACGTGGGCGTGCTCAAGTGGCGGCTCACCTGGAAACTCAGCGGGGTCTGGGTGCATACCGCTGGCAGCGCGTAACAATCGCAGGAGAAGCGAATGGAAAACGGGAACGGAACGACCCGCCGGTGCCTGTCGGCGGCTGAGATCATGACATCGGACGACCTGGAGCGCGAGTGGGTGCCCACGCCAGAGTGGGGCCAGGACGGCGGCTGCTGGGTGCGGGGTCTGTCGGTTGGCGAATGCCAGGATATGGCGGCGATCGTCGGCCGCGATAAGAGCGGCTCGAGCAACGGGGCCATTGAGCACGTGGTCCGGTGCTGTGTCGTCAATGAGGACGGCACCCCGCTCTTCGACCGGAAGGACATGGCCGCGCTGCGGAAGCGGAGCTGGATCGTCATGCACCGCATTATGACCACAGCGCTCGAACTGAGCGGCTTAGGAAACGACGAAGTCCCGGGGCCTGTCTCGCTGCGTTACAAGCCGGAAGCAGTGGAACCGGAGAACCCGGAGGAACCGGAGGCCCCAAAAAACGAATGACGCCACTGCGGATAATGATGCACCGGGTGGCGGGTCACCTTGGGATAACGGTCCGACGTCTCAAGGTGGAAATGATGATGCGGGAGTTTTTGGACTGGTGCGAATTCGCGGCGCTGGAACCGATCGGCGGGCACCGGATGGACGTGAACACGGGGCATATCGTGGCGACGATCTGCAACGCGTTCGGCGATCCCAAGAACCCGACGAAGCTTTCGGACGACGGTGTCGTGCTTGACTGGGATGCGGCCCGAGATCGCGTGACCGAGAAGCGGAACGTGGGCGATGATGATGCTGGCTGGATGGCTGCGAAAATGACGTTGGACATGTACGCCAATCGGCGGAAGAGGTCGCCGCGCCATGGGTAAGAAGCGCACCGGCAAGATCACAATCATCCTGTCCGCGCAGGTCAAGGCCTTCCAGAAGAAGATGCAGCGGGCCGTCAAGCAAGTGACGAAGTTCGCCACCCGCATCAAGGGCCTATCGGTGCGCGTCGCGAAATGGGGCGTTGCACTGGGTGCCGCGGCTATCGGGGCCATGGCGCTCATGGTCCGGCAATCGCTCAAGATCAACGACGCGCTCGGTAAGACTGCCGATTTGCTTGGATTGTCTACCGAAGCGCTGGCCGGCTTCCATCTGCAAGCACGGCTAAGCGGCGTCGAGGTAAAGACGTTCGACATGGCGCTGCAGCGGTTCGTGCGCCGGACCTCAGCTGCGGCCGTAGGAACCGGCGAGGCCGTAGCAGCGTTCAAAGAGCTAAAACTAGATCCGGTGGAGCTGAACGCGCTTGGCACTGAAGCCGCGTTCCTCAAGATCGCGGACGCGATCAAGGCCGTGGGGCTGCAGGCCGATAAGGTTCGGCTGGCCATGAAGCTCTTTGACACGGGTGGCGTCAAGGTAATCAACACCATGACAGCCGGCTCGAAGGCGTTCGCAGAGACCAAGCGCGAAGCCTTGCTGATGGGCACGGCGCTGACGAGGATCGAGACCAAAAAGCTCGAGATGTTGAATGACTCGCTACTTAGGGTCGGCGAGATATTCCGGGGCATCGGAAATGAAATCGCGCTGTTCGTGACGCCGTTCCTCATTGAGTCAAATAAACGGATGATTGCGTGGGGTGTTGAGGGTGAGGGGTCTGCGGCCAAGATCCGACGTGCCCTTGAAACCGTGGTCCTCATTGTCGCACGGGTGGCGGACGCCTTCCAGCAAGGGCTACGGATCTTCATTCAGGTGCGGCAATTGGTGCTCGGCTTGATCAAGTGGATGAAGCTGCAGGTGGTCGAGCTTGTGAGCTGGCTGGTCAATCAGCTTGCGAAGTTCGGGAATATGTTGCTGTCAAAGATCACGAAGCTCCGGCAGACATTAACGCCGTTGGCCGTGCTCGACCCGTCTAACACGGTGGCAAGGTTTCTACAGCTAAGCCGGACCACTGAAGCGGCGCTGCGAGCGTCCATCGCGAGTGGAAGAGATGTCTATGCTGGCGCCGCGCGGGTGGCATTGAGTGATTTCGTCGGCTTCACGAAAGGCATATTAGACGAGTTGAAGAACTTCGACGCACAGGCGTCTTTCGGTGACAGGGCCTTGGCCTGGATTGCGGAAGTCCGGGACAGGGCGCAAGCGGCGGCCGAGGCTGCTGCGACGCTCTCCGATGCTGTACAGTCCACAACAATCGGCGGCGTCGGCAAGGCACTATCGGATAGCTTCAAGGCCGGTGCCTTCGCGCCGTTGCTCGTGAGCGGATCCGCGGAAGCCAAGCGTGCGGCATTCGCCGCGGCCAACCAGGGGCGCAACACACAGAAGCTGTTGGGCTCGATTGTGACGAACACCGGATCGACAAGCCAGGCCATCACGCAACTGAGCCAAGACTTACAGACGGCGCTGCCGATCGTTATGACGTTCTAAGGGGGGTGCGATGGCTGTCCTGCAGGTGCTCAGAGAGAACAAGGGCCGCGGCTATCACACGGATTCCGACGGCAATCTGACGGCTGTCCGCGTCTGGCGAGTGTTGACGGACGATCCGCAGGATGAGGGCGCGGTGCTGACCGAGGCGGTCGACCCGACTACCGGCGTGCGGATACCGTCGTTGTCCGAGAGGTATACTCCGGACGAAGGTGGTATCGGACCGGGTGCGGGTACCGACGACTACCTGACCGTCCGCGCGAAGGACGCCAAGCCGGACGGCTCGTCCATGACCAATCATCTGGTCACCGTGTCCTACGCGGCGATCGCAGGGGGTAATGCGCCTATCAGTCCGCTCGCGAAGACTCCACGCTGGAGCTGGACTACGATCGGCATGACCCGAGAGATAGTCTACGATGCCGAGGGAAAACGCGTTCTTAATACGGCGGGCGTAGAATACGACCCGGCGCCCGCCGTCGATTACAACATGACTCAGCTTTCCGTGTCATGGAATAGCTGGACATACAATCCGCAGATCATGGCCAATTACGCCAGCGCGATAAACTCGGAACCGTTCACATGCAAGGGGATGCTGGGGTATGTGGTTGGCGCGCGGCGGGCGAAGATCACGGGGTGGACGCTCAACAACGAACTTGATTGGTCGAGGCCTTACGTCAGCATAGGCCTGACAATGCTGATGGGTGGCAACCCATTCGTCCCGCTGGGCGATGCTGGCCCGCATGACCTCGTGCTGGCAAGCTTCAGCCTGACGCAGTTGGTCGACGGTGTCCGGACGGCCGTCATGGTGCAGGACACGACGCTGGACGAGAACGGTGTGTGGCGCCCGGTATGGAAAGACCCGCCGGCAAACACCGATCCGAAAATGATCCGCTCGCAGATCCCGATGCCGCTCGACCTGGCCGGGAAGCAAGTCGAGCCGGGGGCCGATGCCGCCGATACGCTGTTCAAGCCGTACGTCTCGCTGCCGTTCGGCCTGCTGAGGATCCCAACGTAATGGCGTCCGAGTCCGTGACATTCAACCGCGAGGGCGCTGGGCGGATCATCAACGCGGTTCGCGAGGTCGAAAACAAGCCGATCGACAATCGCGGCCGGCCACGCCGGACAGCCGCACTGCCGGCCGACGACACGCCTAGCGCCTCGATGTTCGTCGCGGAGATCGTGCGGAGCGGGCCGGACGAAGGTGACGCCGACTACACCACCGAACAGTATTGGGTCCGGGAGCTGGCGTTGCCAGCGGCGGGCGAGTCGTGGTCCGACGCGGCTCCGCTCGAGGGCGGACGCTGGGTCACGGCGCACAACCTGGACGAGCTGGGCGGTCAGCTCCACGCGATCTGGCACGACGTGGGCGGCGTGGTGGTACCGACGTCCAAGCGGTATGCGCTCGTACACGAATTCGTGCAAAGTGGCGCGACCCGATACGCGTTCACATCCTACCCGGCGCAGCGCGTCATGCTGAGCGCGTACTTGCCGACGGACTGCGATGAGGATGGCTGTCCGACCGAGGGCGAATGGGTTGGGGTGAACGGTCCGGCGTTCACGCAAACCACCGACTGCGGGGGTGGGCCATGACGCAGGCGCTGGGATCCGCCGCCAAGCTGCTGTGCTGCTGTGTTCCCGAGGTGGAGGAATGCCCGTGCAAGGTCACCCTGGAGATCCAGGTGCAGGGGTACAATGGGTGGTTTTACAACACCAATCTGAACCTAGGCTTCACAACGCCCCACTGTGAGGTGGGACAGCCGTCCGGTGGGTCGATGGCGTGGACGCGGTTCGAGCGCGGGGATCCGGTCGGCATACGTGCCGGGTCAAGTATCACGTCGTCCTACACTGGAACCGTCGCCATATTCGACCACTGGGTTATCCACATCGACGATCAGTACCCGCAGGGCGACCCGGAAGAGTTCTACACCACGACCGAACGCTTCCACACGATCCAGCCAATCGATCCGACAGGCGCGAGGTGCTCCTACTGGTGCACTGCCGTCTACCTGGCGCCGACCTTCGGCTACTGCGCGACATTCGCACGGACGAACTTCCATCGACTTTGCGGCGCCGCGACTGTGCGTACGATGGACATCCAGCCGATGGGGTTCCATCTGAACACGAACTACAGTAGTGAGGTTTTCAACCTTGCATACCAGACGACCGAATGGGGTGGCCCGACGGACGTAAGCGTTTCGGTCCAAGGGGAGATAGCGCCAGCGCCGTGCAACCCCGGCGAGAATTGTGAGTGTACATGCTGGGCGGTCATGGGGGGGAGGGTTCAGGGCAGGCCGATTGTCTCCGCGGCGCCGAGCTGTGAGGGCACTGTGAATGGGCTGTTCATCCAATTAGACGCAGCGAGTCTGTCGAGTTTGGGCGGTGCGTGCCCGTTGTATGCATACCACCAGCCGAGCGGCTTCCCAGGCGGCTGCGCGCTACCGTCTATGGGCGCGACGGCTGGGTATGTCTCGCACATGGCGTGCCCGGACGCTGCCGTGGTTCGGACGTCGCCGGCCGTTCCGCCGCCACCGCCGCCCCGCGCCCCGGGCGCGACCAAGCTGCCGCCGGTGGAGCCGACGCGAGGGAGACCGCCGAACGCGTCTATCCTGGCGCGCGGCGAGGACGACTATCTGGATCAGCTCGGCGAGGGCGGTCGGACGCGGTTGGCTCGGTGGGCGGAGCGGCGCCGGTCCTTTAACCGGACTGAAGCGCAGGTGCAAGCCTCGTTTGAGGCGTGGCAACGGCAACGGGAGGACCCGTCGAACCAGCCCGAGCCGGTCGAGGACCCGCGGATAGCACAGCTCGTGGCCGCCCGCCTGGCGCTGTGCGAGCAGTGCCCCCGCTGGATGCCCGCAGAAACGAACTGCCGATACCTGTGCGACCGCGGAGCGCGATGCGGCGGGCTGTTCGCCAGGACGTTGCGCCGCGCGGCGCACCCGGCACCGGATTGTCCGTGGAACGCGATAGGCCGCGGCGCACGATAATTGCGTCGGCGGGGTTAGGGTGGTACTGTCGTTGACAGCGCCTCGCCAGGCAACGCGACGGCAAGTGAAAGGATCATGCGATGGGTGCGGAAACACTGTGGGTTGGGGCGGCGCCGGGCGTTTGGAATTCGGCCGGGAACTGGACGTTGGGAGCGGCGCCCGTCGATACCAACGAAGCCAAGTTTCGGGCGGCTAATACTCAGTCGGTGCTGGGCTCGACGGAGACCGACGTCAAGCTTGACTTGCTTCGGACGGACCGGCACTACCCGGGGATGGTGGCGTCGCTGGCATCACCGTTGCGCATCGATGCGGCGCGGGTGCATCACGCGGGTAGCGGTTCGATGTACTTCAAGTCGGATTACGACGACGGCGGAAACCCGACGGAGTTTACCGACGAGGTGATCGTCGACAGCCCCAACATGAACATGGCCGCGCATCTGGACGGCGACCGGATCGAAAAGATTTCCGTCCTGTCGGGGCACGTCGAGCTTGCGGCGACCCTGGGTACGGTATCGGTTCCGGCGCTCGTCGAGATCACGAACACCACGGGGCTAGGCGCTGAAGGTGCGCGGCTCACGATCCACGCGAAGAGCGGCGCTACCACCGCCGTGATGGTAACGGATCTGACCGTGCAGGCGGGTACCGTGTTCTCCACGGGCCGGATCAGTGTCGTTCACATGCATTCGGGGCGCATGTTCCAGGACGAAGAGCAGATCGATACGCTGCACCTGTACGGCGGTACGTGCGTCTACTCCAGCGGTACCGACCTGGGCACGGCTACGCTCGTGAATGTGTATGGTGGTGCGGTGCTGGATCTCGGCATGACTCCGGTCGCCAAGACGATCACCACAATCAACCGATTCCCGGGCTCCATTGTGATCGCGGACCCGAACCTCGTTACGTTCGGCACGGACAACAACCTGGGCGGTACGGTTTGGCTGACGCCGGACAGCATGCAGGCAGAGGCGATTCGCGCAGCGTAGAAAGGGGACAGCATGGCGGGCATTTTCGCCGAGGCCGTTAAGCCGACTGGCGACTGGATCAAGCGGGCGCAGGCTGTGAACGCCGGCCAGATCCTCGAGCTGCGCGTGACGTGGGATACGCCATTCATGCTGGCCTACGTCCGGACGTCCATCGATGAGAACGACGACCCGCACGTGGTGGAACTTTACCGGGAGTCTGTGGCCGAAAACGAGCACGTGGATTCCGCGACTGGCGACTGGGTCAAGTCTCAGATATACCGTACCTTGATCTGGCGAGAGCATCAGCAGGATATGGAACTCCCGTTGGCGCTTCCGATGTTCCTGCGCATCGGCTGGGATGAGATGCCGAGCTGGTCGTTCGCCGCTGGCGATGTGATCCACTTCCTCGACGTCATGCCGAGTTTCACGGCGACGGCCGTTGAGATCGGCATCGTCCCGGAGCGTACGTATTTCTCCATGATCACGGGGGGGGCGGCCGATGCCTGATACGCACTTCACGCCGACCCGAAACGCCGTCGGCGGCTCGCGCGATCAGGGCGCCAGCGGGTTCCAACCGACAGACCCGCGGTCCTATAGCAAGGACGTGGGCTACACGCCAACGACCAAGACCTCTTGGCCAACGGTCCCGGTCAACGTGCGCGAGGCGCTTGACTGGCTGGGCGATAATTCGGCGCTGAAGAACTTCGCGGCCACGACGGCGCCGACCGTCAACGACGATGCGGACGACGGCTTCGGCGTCGGGTCCTGGTGGTTTGACGTGACCGCGGATCTGGTGTGGGTCTGCATCGATGCTAGTGTCGGCTCCGCGAGCTGGTTGGAGGTCGCCGCACCGCTCCACAATCGCACGGCCACGACAGCGCCGACGGTGAACGACGACGCGGATGATGATTGGAGCGTCGGGTCCTGGTGGTTTGACGTGACGGCCGATCTGATCTGGGTCTGCATCGATGCTACTGTCGGCGCCGCCATCTGGAAGGAGTTTGTGTCTAAGGCTGAGCTGGCGGACACAACGTCACCGGTTGAAGGCGCTACGCTCATCGGCTACAAGCCGGACCGGACCGTGTGGCAGATGTTGGACGACACGATCACGGCTGGCGTCCTGACGGAGATATCCGTCTCCGACGATGGTAGCCGAGCCATTTCGTGGGGTGCGGGGCTCGTCGTTGACTTCGAGCAGGACATCGTCACCACGAACGCCGGTAGCGGTACGTGCGCCGACGGCGATGTCAGCTATCTGCTGTGGTCTGCTGGGTCGACCCTGACGCTCGGCACTGTCGCGCCGGGCGGTGACGAGATCGCCGTGGCGACGATCGCGTGCCAAGAAAACGACATCTACACGTTGCACGTCGAGCCGATTATCCGCGAGTTTCCGCACGAGGTGCATCACGCGCTGGCCGAGATCATGCCGATTGTCGTGGCCGATGGCGTCGCCGTCTCGGCAGATCCAGACGGTACGAACGACCGAGACGTGCTGTGTACGTCCGGCGAATACTACACGGACGGCCACCATGGGAACGTGGTGCCGGCTATCTTCAGCCAGACCGTCAATCTCGTCCGTTGGTTTCACTCGTCGGGCGTGTGGACGTCAGACACAGACGCCGAGCTGGACAATGAGTTTTGGGATAACGGTACCGACCTGGTGGCCATGGGCATCAAGAAGTGGTTTAAGTCGCTCTTCTTGGTTTCCGCGCCAACCGCCACGTACCCCAACGGCGCTATCCACTGGGTCTACCCACAGGAGCAATTCAATACGGAGGGCGCGGCGGTGCTCGCTGACCCGCCGGCGATTCCGCCCGGCCTAGCGCTGCTGCCGTGTAGCTCGACCGTGGTCATGCAGGAGGGGGATACCGACTTTACAAACGCCACGTGGAAAGATGTCCGGCCGTTGGCGTTCAGCGCGGGGACGGGGGCCGGCGTGGCATCGTCTGGAGATGTGATCGGCATCGCTCCATCGGTAGACCAGAACATCGCGATCTACCAGGGTACGACGGGCAAGGTGATCGAGGATGGCGGCGAGTCGATCACGGATCTCCTGGACCGGTTGGGTACGCGTCCGATGCTCGGCGACCTGGATATGGACGACTTCGATATCCTGGCGTCGGGCACGATCAACACCGACTTTCTTTTCGTCGCTGGCGGCGTCGCGGTCATGTCGATCGTAAGCAATGCGTCCGGCCCCACGTTTGCGTTCCAGCGCTCGCGCACAGGGCCTGCCGCGGTTCAATCGGGGGATGTGCTGGGCGACCTGCAGGCATGGGGGCACGACGCCAGCACCGTGACCAAGTCGGGCATGGCCACGTGGACGGCGTCGGAGAACTGGAGCGGCGCCGCGCAGGGCACACAGCTTTCGTTCGCGCTGACGGCGATCGGTGAGGCCGACGACCCGAACGAGGTTCTGCGGCTGACGCCGGTAGCCTCGGCCGCGACCTACCTCGAGGTGCGTAGCGGCGATGGCTCCACAGCCTATCCGCAGATCCGTGGCAGTGGGAACAAGGTCGGGATGTACACGACGGGCGCCGGCTACGTCGATGTCAACGGCGACGACGTGGTGATCTACGGCGCGCCGGAGACCGGGACGGTGACGATCCAGGCCGCTACGATGGAGCTTGTCGGCGTTGCCGCCGCGTTTACGGCCGAGGTGCTCAACTGCCTTGAGATCAACGTGCTCGGTGGCGGGGGTGGGTTGCCGCTGACAACGACCGACGCGTCCTCAGAGATCCTGATGCAGCCCGAAGGCCTGAAGGCCTTCACGGCGGCGTCGGTGGCCAGCGCGGTAAACTACCTTGCGGCTACCAACGCGGCGACGGGCTCCGGGCCATCGCTCGGCGCGGCCGGGACTGACACAGACATCGACCTACTGTTCTCGGCCAAGGGGACCGGCTCCATTGAGATCACGGGTGACACACGGATAACCGGTCTTTTCAATTTGGACGACGGCACGGCGCTCGTGACTGTGGCCAGTGCGACGGTAGCAGCGCCAGCCCAACTGCAGCTACGGCGCGCACGTGGCACGCTCGGCTCACCGACGGCAGTATCGGACAACGACGAACTCGGAGAGCTTGCGCTTTACGGACACGACGGCAACGCCTACGGCATCGCCGCGACAATCCGCGCGCTGGCCGATGAGGACTGGGGCGTGTCGGATCATGGGTCGCGCCTTGAGATAACGCTCACGGGGATCGGCGACACGTCAGAAACACTGACCGTACTGCTGACCGAGGACAAGTGGTTATTCAACAATGGCGGCGTTGACACTGGCTTCGGTTTCGGCACCAGCGGGGACCTTGAATTCTTGATCGGGGCCACTGCGGAAATGACGCTGGACGCCGCGGGGCTGGACGTTGACGCACGCGTTCGGTGCGGGCATCTGGCAATAGATGCCGCGGTGTCGACAGGCATAGTCAATACGTTCTTGATCGATGTGTCCTTTGACAGCGCCGGATCCTCATCGCCGCCAGCGCTGGCAAATCTACCGACGGGTGCGCTCGGAGTACAAGTGTGGAAGCGAATATTTACCGGCACCGTTAAGGGCTGGTTTCCAGTCTACCTCTAGGAGAAGCGAGACATGAAAAGAGTCGACGTAGGTGACATAATCAGCGACATATCTGGTGTGGCTGTGAGGACAACCGAAGGCCCACCGTTCCGCGTGTCCCTTGCGCTGCAGCAAACGCTTGCGAAGAGCGTGGCCAACGGGAGCCAGGCCGTGGCCAACTGGTCGCTGGCCTTGAAGCTGCACGAAGCGGCGACGACGTCAAGCACGTTCCTCGACATGGAAGACGCGGAGTACGATCGCGCGCGGGCCGCGGTGGAGGAGAATCCGGCGGCCTTCCCATCGCTCGTGCTGGCTCAGGTGATGGCCACGCTGACCGCGGCCACACCGCCAAAATCAAACGGAGAATGACATGCCGACGCTGACGTTAGAAGCGACTGCCGAGAAGGGTCAGATGTTCGTCGCCTACGTGGAGTCGACGGGATTCGGACGGCTGGAGGCTGAGGGCGACGTGGCGTATGCCGAGCGGTACATCCGGGCCTGGGCCAAGGCGCGGGTGCATCGGCACCGACGGGAAGCCCAAGCGGCGACCGTCTCCGAGACAGATATTTTCACGGCACCCGTCTAGGGTGCTCGAGTCGCTTCTCCGGGCCTGGCGGCCGGTCTTCGGACCACTGCCAGGCCCGCCCCTATTTCCGCCTTGATGCACGGCGCACAGTGGCGTATACTTGTGCATAGAGGCGCACAGAGGCATATGGCTTGGTAACCAGGCCGCTGGAACGTGAATCGCATGGACGACCTGATCGGGATTGAAATAGTGTCGGAACTCACGTCGCTAAGTGAGCGGCGGATTCAGTTGTTGGTTGCAGACTCGGTGGACTTCCCGTGTCCCGTGGAGATCAAGGGCGTGCGGAGGGTGGTGTGGCGGCGGTCAGATATTACGGCGTGGATCGCGTCTTTATCGGAGCGGCCTCGTGCTTGAGGAGCTGCCCTACAGCGAGACGACTGACGACCTGCCCCAGCCGATCAGCGGGCACATGGCCAGGCACCGGCCTGAGCTGTTGCTCGGTGCGGTCGTTTCCGACCTCGAGTTATCTCCGGGAGGCCCGCGTCTGACCAATGCTTCCCCCCCACGTGGCCAGGACGGCCACGAAGTATAGCGGCGCGGGCCTCCTTATCAATGGTGGCGAATGGCTCAGTTCAAGCACAGCGCGGTAGTCACTCAGGCACGCACCTTCAGGCCGGATGATCCTGCGTTCCAGCGCGAGGGCTTGTGTGAGCGTGCCTTGCAGGGCGCCGTCCACTATCGGTGCGACGGGCCGGCCCGCGTTATCGTGCCGAGCTACGGTCCGGCCGGATGGTATGAATGCGACGTGGCCGTGATCACGGCATCCGGGCTGCTGAACGAATACGAGATCAAGTGCAACGGCGCAGACTTTCGACGCGATTTCAAGGACAAGCCAGAGAAGCACAGGCGGCTAGAGAAGCGAGATCAGCACGACGCTGGTCTGCCATCGCGGTTTATCTATGTGTGCCCACCGCTCGTGATTGAGCCTGCAGACCTCCCGGACTACGCAGGCCTGCTCTATGCGTATTGGCAAGAGCCAGACGAATACACGGGCTACGCGTGTCCCTCTCCGCTGCTGGCTGTGGTGAAGCGCGGGCCACTGTTGACGCGGCGACGCGTTCCGCCAGATATTGTGAAGGCGATGTTTCGCGGCTGCTACTATCGATTCTGGAACGAGCGTAGGCGGTATGACGACCTCAAGAAAAGACAGGCTTGTCTTGTGTGACGGCTGCACGTTGTGCTGCCAGGGCGACGCGGTCTTTCTGCACCCTGAGTGCGGCGACGACCCGCGGCGGTACCGCACGGAGCCCGCTGGCGAGCGCCTCATGTTGGCTCACAAAGCAAACGGAGACTGCATCTACCTGCAACGCCGGTCCGGCTGCACGATATGGGATCGGCGGCCCACGGTCTGCCGAGAGATGGACTGCCGGGTGTTCCTCGACCCTGAGCTGTTGGCAGCGCTCCCCGTCTCACGGCACCGGCGTCGCAAGATCAGCCAGGCGGCCAGGCGCCTCGCGGCTCGTGAGGTGCGTCGCATGGCGGACCGTGCGGCACCAATAGGGGGTATTGAGAGGACGAATCAAGGAGACTGACATGGCAATCGAGGCACTTTGGGTGGTTCGGCTGTTCGACGGAGGCGGCGCGACGCTTGTACCGGCGGCGCCCGATCAGGTGATTGCCGAGGACGTGGACGAGGACGGCGACACCACGGGCTGGTTTTCGGTTTGGCACACGGATCCCGATACGAAAAAGGAGACACTTGTCCGACGGATCAACGCTGATTTCGTGATCCAGGCGGACTATTCACAGGGGAGCGAGTGATGGATGCAGAACAGGCGCCGCAGCCTTGCGGGCTTCGTGACGTGACGATCGTGGGTATTCGCGTACGTGCCGGGGCTACGTGGATCTGGCCTTCCGCCGCTCCTCCGTCTCCGCAACACGCAGCGACCGAGATTGTGCACGAGTACGACACCGCGGGAAACCGGACGGGTTGGTTTCAGTGTTTGCGGACGGAAGTGGGCAAGGCACCCCAGTTACTCCAGCGTGTCAACGAGCGGTACGTCGCCGAGGTGAAGTACGAGCCCGCCACGGATCCCGAGGCGTGGGTGGACTCGGCCCCGGAGGGATGTGATGGATCCTAAGCAGCCTGCTGACGGCGTCGGGCTTTTCGGCGCGACGATTGAGGCCCTGCGAGTCCGTGACGGCGGCTCGTGGTTTTATGGGATGCGGGGCGACGCGTATCCGTCCGATTGGTCGCCTGAGATCGAAGAGGAACGCGATGTAGATGGGATCCGAACGGGTTGGTTCCAGTATTGGCTTACGGTGCCTGGGGCACCGCCGAGGTTGATCGGGCGTATCAACGAGCGACACGTGTTGGAGGTGGCCTACAGATATCGAGCCCCAAAGGGCTCCGAGCCCTGATCCGCGATCAAGGTCCCATATCGGATATTATGTTGCATTCAGACAAACCCGAGCGCGTTGGCAAGGCCATAGTGTGGCTCCTGGCCGGAATGGTACTAGATGATGTCGAAGCCATTGAGGCGGGCAAGGTGGATTCTGGACGCACGTTTGAGGATCCAGAGGCCACCCTGCGTGCTTTGCATATGGCCATGTTTCCGGACGCGTATCCAGAGGCAACCGGCCACGAATAGGTGTACCAATGTTGGAACGATCGGACGCCGGGATGCTGTCGAAGTTAGGGGAATCTTTGGCTGTGAATACCGTGAATCTGAAACAGGGCGATGACATGAAGGACCGAAGGCGCATAGAAATGCTGCGCGCTCTGGCTCGAATCGTCGCAGGTACGGTCGAGATCGATCGCCGGGCGGCGGCGGGAGGGCGATGGGTTAGCGGCTGGTGGATGCGCGGGCTCCGAGAGGACACTGCGCGGCTCGGCGAGCTGCTGGCTAGGGAGGCCGCCGTTGAAGCTGCTGATGGCGGGACGGGTGCCGGGTGAGTTTACGCAGACATCGATTCGTGTTGTGGGTGCGGTATCGGTTCCGCCGCGTCCATTGTCGATTTGGATATCACAGGTGGATCGATTTGGGGTGCGGAATCCTGGCGGTATTGTGGTTGGTC